GGATTGCTGTCCGTGCGCGGCAACAGGGCATCTTCTTCGAGCGACAGTGTGAAAATGTCGGTCGAATACTGCGGCGGCACGAGGAAACCGCCATCTGCGCCGCCTGCCTCATTGCCGAACGCGCCTGCGGGGGGCGCTGCCGCGCCGATCAACAGGCGTTCGTCCACGTTGCGGCTCCCAGGCATCGACGCGGCGCGTACCGCCTGCGCAAATGAGCCGAACGTCCCAAAGCCACGCGTCGGATCGGCAGCACGGTTGTCGGTCACTTCGATGCGCGCATCGTCGGGAATCACGACGCCAACATCGCGCTCGGCTTCCAACAGCGCTTCCTCGCGTTGGATCTGCACGTTGAGACCTTGCACCTGCGCGGAGAGCCGCTCGAACTCGGTGTTTTCCTCAGCCGTCATCTCGCGTTCGGCGGCGGCGTCCGCGAGGACACGCATTGCCGCAACGGCCTGCGCCTTGCGCTGTTGAAGCGCGCGGAGAGTCTTGTTCATGTTGAATGCTCCATATAGACGTGACACGTCCTGCGGCGTTGGCCGCATACGCTGTTACCGTTGCTTCGGAACGGGGGTTAGCGCGAGCGCCGCGTGTTAAGCGCCCAGAATGTCGATCTCGCGTCGCATTGCAGCGGCGCGGTTCGGGTTCGTGACGGCGCGACTGCCGCCCTGACCGATGGTTTTCGCGAGCTTGCGCACCACCGTATCGAACGTTGCGACGTCATCGACCATGCCCTCGGCCTTCGCCTGCTGTGCGGAGAGCACGCGGCCCTGACCCATGCCTTCGCGGACCTGCCCGACGTCAACGCCGCGATTTTTCGCGACGCTGCGTGTGAAGGCGCCGTAGTAGGCGTCGATACGTTGTTGCATCGCGGCGCGCGCGTCGTCCGAGAGCGGCCCGAACGGGTTGCCCTCGACCTTGTACTTGCCGGCTGATACGAGCGTCGTTTTCACGCCCTGTTTTTCCAGTGCCTGTGACATGTCCTGGTGAGCGGCAAAGACGCCGATTGATCCGACCTCACCGCCAGGGGTGACGTAAAACTCGCTTGCACTGCTGGCGATCCAATAGGCCGCACTTGCTGCAAGAGAGTTGGCGACAGCAAAAACGGGCTTCTGATTTCGGGCAGAATGAATTTCATTGGCTAACTCCGCGACGCCGTACACGCTGCCACCCGGCGAGTCCATGTCGATCAGGATGCCGCCGATTGAATCGTCGGCGAGCGCCGCGCGAAACGCCTGCGTGTAGCGGTCAATGCTCATCAGGCCCGAACCGCTGACGTCCTGAATGGGCGTGGTGCGTTGCGCCGACACACCATAGAACGGCAGGACGGCAATCGCGCCATTGCCCGCGCGCGCGGCCGTATTCGCAGCCTCGGTGCGACGCGCCTCGATGGCCTCGGCGTCGGCGCGAACCTGCGCCATGACCTCGGGCGCCGCTTCCTCGCCCGCCGCCCAGCGTGCAATCACGGCGGAAATGATGGTCAGGCGGTCGGGCAGGATCGCCCACGGCGTCGCCACGAACTCATTTATCAGTAGCGCGTGTCTCATATATCGTTCCCTCCAGGGCGAGCCGGGTCAGTTGCATGCATGCGCTGTCATTGAACAGGTCAACCTCGATTGACCCGCCGTGCGTCTGCAAAAAGTCCAGGCGTTGCGTGCAGTAGGCGAGCGCTTCCTCACGCGGCACCGACAGCGCCTGCTCGACGAATGTGACGTGCTTCTCGTACAGGTCAACGAGCGCGGTGTCGCTATCCGGCGCGCGCAATGCCGTCTGTACCATCGCGGTTTCCTTGCGCGCGATACGTTCAGCGTTGGCGCGCGCGAGCGCGAAAAACCGCATGTCGGCGTGCAGGTCGCCTTTCGGCGGCGCAGGCACGCCCGGCGGCGTACCCGGTGCGCCCGGCACGCCTTTCGGCTGCGGCATGGGCTTGCCAGGCGGGATTTCCTGCGGTTCCAGTTCCGCCTTTTCGGCCTCGTTTTCCTCAACCATGTTCAACGGGCGCAGCGGCTCATCCAGACCGTCGAGCGGGTTCATCGATTCCGCGAGGCGCGCCTCGTTGCGCGTCATCCAGCCGTCGAGGATGCCGTTGTGGTAGTACGCCGCGCGCGCCGCGGCATCGCCGCGCAGCATCGCCGTGAACGGGAATTCGACGTTCAGGCCGTCCTCGGGCTCCAGAAACGTGTAGCGGATCGCTTCTTCCCATCGCGTGAGCCAGGGCGTGAGCGTGTAGAGCACGAACTCGAGGCTCTGCTGTTCGATGTTGGAAAACGTCGCGCGCTCCAGATCGCCGATCAGGTGCGGCGGAATCCGAAAGAGGCGCGCGATTTCGCCTACGCTGTACTTGCGCGTCTCCAGATACTGCGCATCGGCGTTCGTCACCTGGATCGGGTGGTACTTCATGCCCATTTCCAGCACCGCCGTCTTGTGCCGGTGACGGCCCGTCTGCGACTTCTGGAACTGCTCGCGCCACAGGTCGCGCTGCTCGTCGGTCTTGAACTGGCCGGGAAACTCGACCCATCCACCCGGTGTCGCATCGTTCTGGAAGTAGCGCATGCCGTAGTCCTGCGCCGCCAGCCCCGTCGCGATGCTTTCACGCGCCGCCTCGATGGGGTTCAGGCCGACGATGCCGTCGGATGACAGCCCGCGCAGATGGAACACGGCACCGCGATTGAGGATCATCTCGGAGCCGTCGCGGTTGCGATACCGGTAGCGCCAGTTCGTCTCGGACAGCAGTTCGATGGTCGTGCGATCCGGGTCCATCGGGATCAGGTCCGTGACCTCGCCGCTCGTGTTGGCAATGATGCGTGCGAATGCATTGCCGCGCAGCGCGAGATGCCCCTGTAGCATCTCGCGAAATTCCATCGGGTTCTGGTAGTCGTTCGGGCGCACCGCGAACAGCTTGTAGAGCCAGTGATTCTTGTTCGGCGTTTTCGCGCCACTCGCGGCCTCGGTATAGAGCGCGAACGGGAGCATCGACACCGACTCGGCGAGCACACGCACGCACGCGTAGACGGCTGTCAGGCGCATCGCCTGGTCGCCGTTCAGGTTCTGCGGCGTGCCGCGATACGGGACCGGCGAGAACCAGAAGTCGCCCCAGGCCGAGCGGTCGCCGCTGTCGCCTTCGGCCCGGATGCTCAGGAACATCTCACCGCCCCTTCGCCATGAACGCGCCGAACAGCGTCAGGAACACGATCAGGGCGCCGACCGTCACCAGTGCGTGCGGAATGCTCGTCAGGCCGACGCCCGCGCCGATCAGGATGATGCCGATCAGCAGTGCCAGGTTGTAGGTGAGAGGTGTCATATCACGGTCAGGGGTTGGCCTTGGTAGATCGGATACTGTTCAGCGTGGACCATCGCGCGGGCCACGCCCATGATGGTCGACACCGCACCGTCAATCTTCTGTTCCGGTTTCTCCTTGCGCGGAAAGATGTTCTCGTTGGCGTCCTCTTTCGCGACCACGTTCGCCACCATCCACGCCAGCACCGGGTTGCCGTCATGGTGAAAGCGGCCCGCCTTCACCGCTGCAAGGATTTCCTTCATCGCCGGACTGAAATTCTTCGTCGTCATCGCAAATTCGACGACGGTTGCGCCGTCATCGGCCATCTGGTGTGCAAGCTGCGTGGCGCCCCACGGGTCATAGGCCACTTCGCGCACGTTAAAGCGCCGGCCCATCGCCTTGACTTCCTCGCGGATCACGTCGTAGTCGATTTCCGCGCCGTCGGTCGCGTTCAGATAGCCCTGAATGACCCATTTGCGGTACAGCGCCTGATTCGTCCTGCTTTCCTCGATGGTGTCCTCGGGCAGGTAGTACCGGCCAAACGCGAAGTAGTGGTCGTCACCGTTGATCTGCCGCTTGAAAAGCTGCGTGAACGCGCAAATGTCAATGCGGCTCGCAAGGTCCAGTGCGAACCAGCAGTCTTCGCCCGCGAACTCGTCAATCGACAGCCCGGGATCGGCGCACATCGCCCACAACTGCATGTTCATCCACGCGCTGCGGGCACTGCACCAGACGTTCAGATGCTTCGTCTTGAAGCGGTTCTGTTCGATCGGGTTCATGCACGCGCGCCGCTGCTGCGCGAGCAGGAAATCCACGTCGAGCGACACGCCGTAGTTCGGGTTCGCCTTCCTGAGTGCCGCTGGGTCGGCCCAGTCGTCGGCGGGCACCGTCACGCCATGCCACTCGTAGGCTTCGAGGTCGATTGAAAAGATGATGCCGAACAGTTCATCGTTCTCGATCAG